AGGTGGTCGGCGTACGACTGCCGGCGATGAACTCGGGGTCGATCGCGTTGAGGCACAGGATCTCGGTCATGTTCCGATCGCCGCCGCTCTTGCTGGCGGACGTGGGACAGGACAGAGCGAGCGCAGCAGCGGCGCCGGGCGGGAGTACGAAGATCTCGGTTCCCTGGCTGGAAACGAAGTCGGTCGGCATAGCTTGTTCCTCGGTTGCGGGGTTTCAGAAAAGAAAAACCCCGCCGTTTGGCAGGGTGGTCAGGGGTGGAGCGGTGTTTCGGTCTATCGGGCGGTGAACAGGTCGACGTCGAGCGTGAAGCGCCACAATCCCGTATCGCCCTCCTTCCCGAGCGACTGGATGTTCCCGATCGTGCCGTGTGGTTCGAGCGCGTCACGGATGGCGGTCAGCAGGTTGTCGCGCTGCTGCTCGTCTCTGGCGAACAGGTCGACGGTGATCGTCTCGCGGTCAGCGATCGGCCGGCGAGGCAGGCCCATCTGCGGGACGATCTGACGGCTCCACACGACGTAGGGCGCGGCTTGGCCGGGGTTCGCCTCGTCTTGGAACACGTTGGCGCCCACGATCGCGATCACCTCAGGCGTGCGGATCAGGCTGCGAATGGCTCTCATCGACCGGCCCCCAGCTTCCGCACTGCCTTGTCGATACCCGTGCGCAACTCGCGCACGATCGTGTCCAGAGCCTCGCCCTTCTTGGCGTGGAACGCTGGCCCCATCCAGCGGTGCGGCTTGTTGCGGCTGGTGCCGTACTCAAGCATCCGGCCAACGGTGGCAACAGGGATTCCGGTCGGCGTGCGCTGGTCGACGGGGTAGCGCGCCCGCTTCGGGATCAGCACCATCATGCGCTCCTCGTTGCGGCGCAGACTGGTCTTGCCGCGCACGACAGCGATGCTCTTTTCCAGCTTGCCGGTGGATCGATCGGCGCCGCCGATGTTGGGCGTGGTCGTGATGCTGCGGACGTTCTTGCGCGCCTCGTTGCGGAGGATGTTCGCGCCCTTGCGTAGGGACGCGCGCACCGGCCCGCCTCGCTTCTGGCTGACCTCCTTGGGCAGCGCCTGCAATGCGCGCAGCACGCCGTCGAGGCCGCGGATCTCGAATGCGTTGTCAGCCACCCTGCGCCACCCCCCTCGCCACCATCAGCGTCACTTGCCGCCGCGCCGACGGATCGACCAACGGGTCCGATTTCAGTTCGTAGATCTGCCCGTCCCACAGCACCCGGTCGGTGAACCGGATGCCGGCAGTGTCGGGCGACCAGCGCACGATGAAGCGGCCCTGCACCTCCGCGCGCAGCGACTCGCTCGCCAGGTACTCGCGGCCCGGGCCGGCCTTCCATTCCGCAGGCAGCGGGCCAAGGTGATTGACCCACGTCTGTGTGCGGTAGCCGGTGTCCTCGTCGATGGTCTCGACGTAGCGCTGCACAAAGACGCGTTGGCGAAGCTTGCCGGCGTCGATCACGTCAGACCCCCAGGCCCACGCGGTGCGGCCACAGGAGCTGCGTTACGCCCAACGGAAGCTCCTTCGCGTTCTCGGCCGTCACCGCCTCGCGGTTGCGGAACAGGTGCCCGGCCATCAGCAGGACCGCGGCGCGGATCGCCGCATTGGTCACCATCGGGTCGCAGCCAGCGGAACCGTCCAGTACCGATTCCGCCATCGCGTCCACGTCGGGGAACACGCGCCGGTTGAGGAAGTCCTGGACGTACTGCTCCGCGGCGTCCGCGTAGGTCGTGAGAATCACGTCATCCCACGCGCCAGCGACGTTGCAGTGCGCCCGGACTTCCCCGATATCGACGAGATTCACGGTCAGCCGGCCTTCTTGGCGGTGGTCTTCTTCGCCGGCTTTGGCGCTGTCGCTTCAGCCTTTGGCTCGCGGTTCTCCACCTCACGAGCTTCATCGCGGGTCACCCTGTCCTCGCTCACCACCGAAGCCGCACCGGTGTCGACGAAGTGCTGGCCGCGGCTGCTGTCCATCTGAGCGGTCGTGCCGGCACGCGGGTCCGGCGCTTTGAACTTGATGCGCATTTGATTCCCTCTCGATAAAGAGCAGCCCGCCGAAGCGGGCCGCTCATGGGCTAGAGACCCGGTTGATCAGCCGCCGCCACCGCCGCCTTCGGTCACGTTGCCGAAGTCGCCGTAGATGAAGGCCTCGGGCCGGTACACGGCCAGAGCCAGGCGCTCCTCGGCGAGGATGGTCACGAGGTTCTTGACGAAGTCGTCCTCGTTCTCGGTCGCCACTTCGACGCGCGCCTGCCAGCGGTCGAACACCTGAGCACCCAGGCGGAACGCGCCGGTAAGGAACTTGTCCTCGGCAATCGCCTGAGTGGTGACGACGGGCAGGTTCCACAGCGAGGCGCCGATCGTGCCCTGCGGATTGCCGATGATGTAACGGCCGGTGCTGTCCTTCAGCGTTTCGATCCGAGCCCAGTCGATCGGGTTCATCACGATGCCGCTGGCCGGGTACTCAGCGAGCTGCGCCTGCAGCATGGCCAGCCGCACCTGGTCGATGACCGTGGCGCCGGCAAGCGTGAACGGCGCGGTGTAGGCCGAAGCCTGCGGGATGATGCCCAGCAGGTTCTGCCCGGTGCCATCACCGTTGAGCAGCTGCTGCTCTTCCTTGAACGCCAGGCCGTAGCGCAGGCGGCCGTCGATGTAGCTTGCCAGCTGCGAGGCGTCGCTCAGGATCTGGCGCGAGGCCTTCACGTAGTGGGCGATGACCTTTGCCGTGGTGCTGACCAGGTCGAACTTCATGGTCGACTCGGGCTTCTTCGCGCCTTCCGCGACCATGCCGGCGAGGTTGGTGAAGCCGGTCTCCTTGACGTACTCGAGCGCGTTGCCATCCATGCGGCCCGGGGTGATCAGGTCGCGGACGGTCATGCGACGGTCCGGCGGCGCGATGATGCCCGGCACGCGGGTGCGCTCGACGAGATCGCCGGCCGCACCGTCGGTGTCGGTGGTGACCGAGGTGATCGCCGCCTGGAACGTCATGTCCACTCGCCCGCGCGGCGTGGTCTTGCCGGTGAAGGCCTTGAACTCGTCGCTGCCGACGAACTGCTGGCCGAAGGTCTGGTGCTGCACGTCGCCGCCAGCGCCGTTGGCTTCGAGGCTGGCCAGCTTCTGCTCTGCGTTCTGGAGGTTGGCCTGCAGTTCGCCCTGCTGCATCAGCAGCTGATCGACCTTGGCGCGGGTTTCGGCGGTCAGGTCAGCGTTCTTGCTGGCCTGCGTGGCCTGCGCCTTGAGCTGGTCGCCCACGGCCGTCAGGCTTGCGTTGATGCTCTGGATATCGGTGTCGATGCTCATGGGTGTTCCTTAGTTCTGGATGGTGGTGAGGGTTGCGGCGAGCGCCGCGGCACTGCTGAGAGCGTCCGGCGCAAGCCGGGGCTGTTCGGTGGGATCACCCTCACCGCCGCCAGCGGGATCGCCCGCGCTGGACTTGATTTCGCTGATGAGGCGCACGGCCTCGGACTTCGGCATGCCGGAGGCACGCAGACCGGCTTCGACGCGGCGGACGGCAGATGCACTGGCTTTGCCGGCGCCCTTCTCCACCTGGTCGCTGGCTAGGAGCTCGTCGGCGAATCCATCCTCGATCGCCGAGGCTCCGCCGATCCACGTCTCGCGATCCATCAGCTTGGCCATCGCCTCGGCTGTCTCGCCGGTGCGCGCTGCATAGATGCTGGCCATCGCGTCGTCGAAGGGCTTCAGCGTTTCCGCCACTTCAATCAAGTCGTTCCGGTTGCCGACAGCCATGACCCAGGCGTTGTGGATCATCAGAAAGCCGGCACGCGCGATCTGCACCTTGTCGCCAGCCATGGCGATGATCGAAGCGGCCGATGCGGCAAGGCCCAGAATCTTCACCGTGACTTCGCCGTCGTGCTCGCGAAGCAGGTTGTAGATCGCCAAGCCCTCGAACATGTCACCGCCGGGCGAATTGACGTTGACGGTCACAGGCCCTTTGCCCATGTTCCTGAGCGCGCCTGCAACGCGCTTGGCGGTCACGCCTTCGCCCGTCCAGTAGTCCTCGCCGATCACGTCATAGACGCTGATCGAGCGTTCGCCCTCCCCGTCTGCCGCCCGCACCCCGGCCTGCCACCGGTCGAGCGCACGCATCTGGATCTGACTTGTTACGCCCGCGCACGGGCGACCCTCCGGAGCACCCGGCAGCGTCTTGATCGTCATGTCGTTTCCTCAGTCCCGCGTGGCGGCGGGTTCTTCGATGCCCAGCAGGGCGCGGAGCGAGGCGCGGACTTGCTGCGCCTGCTGATCGTTCTGGCCGAGCGAGTCCAGCGGCAACATCGCCGACTGCACCGTGAGGACCGCGGCGTTCCCGCCCATCGGCTCCCGGTCCTCCAACTCGCGCACTTCGTCTCGCGTCAGGATCCCGTTGTTCACCATCGCACCGTAGAACGCAGCGCGGCCGGCGCTGTCAGCGCGCAGCAGGCCTTCGACAGCGAACTTCGGGTAGTAGCGCGTCCGCTCTCCGGGTGTCAGCAGGTCCTTGCTGATCGCCTGCTCGATGCGGCGCAGCCACGGCCCCAGGGTGAACGTCAGGAAGCCGATCATCTGCTGTTCGATGCCGGTGCCCCAGCTCGTCGACTTCTCCGTGTGGCCCACCATCCACGGCGGGACGCGGAACCAGCGGCAGATCGACTCGACCGAGAAGGCGCGCGACTCGAGCAGCTGCGCGTCGCTCGGCTTGATGCCCAGGCTGCCGGCCTCAGTGCCACCTTCCAGCAACGGCGTCTCGCCGCGCTCGATGGTCCCCATCAGATTCTTCTTGAACTCGTCGCGCTGGTCCGGCTTCAGGAACGTGGCGACCTTGTAGTACACGGTCTGCAACAGCCCATTCTTGAACGTGCGCGCGGCGGCCCGGTCGGCGGCGATGGCCGCGCCGAACACCTTGGCGCCGTAGCTGATCACCGAGACGCCGTTGATTCCGTCCAGCGTGAAGCCGGGGATCATCCACACTCGATCGCGGGGAATCTCGCGCTGCGTGCCGTTCGGCCTCGGGTACACGTAGACCTTGCGGCCCTGAGCGTCTCGGTTCACGACGAGCTTGTCGGGGTCAAGGAACGACAGGCCGATGAGTCGCTGGCCGGCATACAGCTTCTCAGCGTATCCGGCGCCGCGCAGCAGCATCGCCGCAATCATTGCCTCCCAGAACACCGACGCGGTCGATTCCGTGTTCGGCTGATCGTGGATCACGAAGTGCAACGGGTGCTGCCCGGCCACGCGCTTACCGGCCGACGTCCGTTCGAACATCGACAGTGGAAGCGTGGCGATCGTCTCCGATATCAGACGAACGCAAGACCATGCCGCATCGACCTGCAGGACCGTCTTCGGCGTGACCTCGGCGCCGGTCTCCGAGTCCATCAGCCGATCGACGTACATATCGCGGTCGCGCAGGGAGAACGAGCGGACCCATCCATCCACGGCCGCGGCGATTCGGCGCATGACGCCGGTTTTCGGACGCATAGCCATCAGCCTTTCGCCCTCACCGGGTTGCTCAGCCAGTCGTCCATAGAGCCTGTGTCCTCAGCTTGCATCGCGCGGCCCATCGCCAGGATCAGCGCGACGGCACCGTCGATCTTGTTGGCCGCAGTCTCTTTGCGGGGGTAGATGTGTTCTTTCGCGTCGACCTTGGCAACCACGTTGCCAACCATCCAGGTCATCGCCGAATTGCCGTCGTGCCAGAAGCGGCGCGATAGGGTCAGCGCTTCCACTTCCTTCATCGGCTCCGACAGGTTCCGCACGTTCTGCGCCATCTCGACCACCGGCAGACCCGCCTGATCGAGCCGCGTCATCAGGTACGCCGCCTGCGCCGGGTCGAACGCGATGTCGCGGATTTCCGCGCCGCGCGCCGCCAGCTCCTTCAGCTCTTCCTCGATGAAGGCGTAGTCCGTCATTTCGCCCGGGGTCGCGACCATCGCGCCCTCCAAGACGAAGTTCCGGTACTTCTCGTTCTCTTCCAGCGTCGATTCCGGCACGTAGAACCGCGGGATGCAGTGGTAGGCGCCGTCCTTCAGGAACAGCATCACCACAGCAGCCACGTCCAGCTTCGATGCCAAGTCGACGCCGACCCAGCAGGGGCAGCCGTCGAATTCGTCCAGTTCGAACGACCGGCGCTGCCGCTGCCAAGCCAGCATGTTCATCCACGCCGCCCGCGCACCCACCCAGTCGTTCAAGTGCTTGGTGCGAAATGCGTTCTGCTTGCTCGACGATCGCCGCGCCGCCTCGAGCTGCGCCTGCAGGAAGTCGCCGAACACCGACACGCCATAGTTCGGGTTCGCCTTGATCAGGCTCGCGGGGTCGTCCCACCGGTCCGTCTCGTCGATCCCGAAGATGATCCCGAACAGCGTTTCGTCCTTCACCTCGCCTTCGAGGATTCGGATCACGTCGCGCCGCTGCTCGTAACAAGGCCCGCCCAGGTTGCTGCCGGCCGTCGTGATGATCGACAGCATCGGCTGCTCGCGCGCACCCATGCCGGTCAGCATCGTGTCGACCATGTGATCCGTGTCGTGCTCGTGGTACTCGTCCACCAGCGCCGCATGCGGACTCGAACCGTCGCCAGGCTTGCCGATCACCGGCTCGAACTTCGACATGTCCTCCATGACGAATATCGGGCCCGGGTTCTTCGGGTTGCCTGACAACTCGATCCCGAACCGGTCCCGCAGCGCCGGCATCTTCTGCGCCATCTGCCACGCCGGCCGGAACACCTCGAGCGCCTGCTTCTCGCTGGTTGCGCCCGAGTACACCTCGGCGCCGGCCTCGCCATCAGCTGCGAACAGGTACAGCCCACGCGCCGCCAGCCGGATCGACTTGCCGTTCTTGCGGGGGATCTCCTCGTACGAGAAACGGAAGCGCCGAAGGCCGGACTCCTTGCGGACCCAGCCGAACAGGTTGCACTCGATGAAGCACTGCCACGGCTGGAACACCAACCGCTCTTTCTTCGCCGACCAGCGCCCCTTCGTATGGGGCATCAGCTGCATGAACTTCACCGCCCGGTCTGCCTTCTCGGCGTCGTACCGGTACGGCCAGTCCTTGCGCTTCAGGTCATCGACGAACCGCTGACACGCCAGCCGCGCGTACTTTCCAGCCGCAACCTTCCCCGCCAGCACGTCCTTCGCGTACTTCTTGGCGGCTTCGGTCGGGGTCATGGCTTAGAACTCGTCGAACGGGTTGCCCTCCGCAGGCTTGGGGGTGCCCAGCTTCTGGCGATCGGCCGGCGTCAGGCCCAGGCGGGCGAGGCATCCAACCATCTGCGTGAGGCGGGCCGCCGGCATCTCTTCCGGATCAGACCGGAACTGCGCGACCAGAACCGCCGTCACTTCCAGCACCAACCGATCGGAGCCAGTCAGCACGCCCTTGAGCGCGTAGGTGACCAGCTCGAACCACACCGCCTTCGCCGCGGCGCTCATGTGGTCCGGCGGCACGCCCAAGTCATGCTCCGACTGAGGCACCTCTTTGCGATACCGCTCCGGGTGCTTCTTCCCCGCCCCTTTCAGCTCTGCCAACTCTCTCGGCTGTGCGTGTCGGGCCATCGTGGAACCTACTATCCGTGAAACATAATTGTGGAGACTTGCGAGAAAAGG